CGGCGCCCGGGGGATCAGCGCGCCCGGCTCGATGACGATGTTGTCGGGGTTGACCACGCCGGCGTCGTCGACCTGCCACATGCCGGAGATCGCCATCTCGGCGTTCTCCAGGGTGAGCCGGGTCAGGTAGTTGACCGTCTTGATGGTCGGCAGGGCCATCATCAGCGGCCCGCGGCCATAGACCTCACCGGCCGATCGCGACCAGCGGAACACGATCCAAGGGTTCGCGCCGCGGCCGCGATAGACGCCGCCGTCCAGCTTGTCGCCGGTGCTCTCGACGAAGGCGCAGTAGGTCCAGGTCTCGTCGATCTTCGACCAGTCGCGAACCGTCGCCTGGATCACCGTCACCTCGCCGTTCGGCTGCGCCTGGATACGCTGCCGGGCGTCGGCAGAGAGATTGGCGTTGGGGAAGGCGACCTCGATCTGCTGCCAGCGCATCCGACGGTGCCGGAAATATGCGTCGACCGCGTTGAACGGCCCCATGCCGAGGACATAGTCGGTGAGCGGAACAGCGGTGAAGGTGACCGGGGTCGCCCAGTTGCGCCGGTCGGGCTCGACCATCCAGGCGCCGGTGCCGACCGCCAGGTCCAGGAAGCTCTCATGGGCGACGGTGTCGAAGTTCGACCGACGGATCACCGAGAAGACCTCCTCGGTCACCTCGTCGAGCCGGGTCTCGAGCTCGGCGCGCTGGTTCTCGTTGACCTGGGTGCCCGGCTTCAGGTCGGCCCAGCGGGCGAATGACGGCATGGTGCCCGCCAGCAGCCGCGAGGCGAACTCCTGGGTGCCAATCGCCGCGGTCAGGTCGTAGATGTCCTGGTTGCGCCGCTGGCCGCCGTTGACCGTGCCCTGGCCGTAGAACGGCGTCTTGTTCGGCAGGGCATAGTCGTAGCACTCCTGCCAGACCGCGACCCACTGGTCCCATCGCTGCTTTTCATAGGCGTAGCGGGTCTTCGCCGCCGCGACCTCCGGCAGCAGCCCGCTCGTATCCTGGGCCTGGATCGGAAGCCCTGTCATCACATGCCCCGGCGGGCCAGCAGGGTTCGCCGGCTGAGCGCGCCGTGGCCACCGAAGGCGTGCCTACGCCGGCCCATCGTCGGGGAGGAGCCGCCGCCGCTGGCACTCCCACCCTCCTGCTGGTCGTTCGACCGGCCGGCCACGGTGCGCTCGCCGCCGGTGCTGGTGGAGTTGTCGGCCTCCTTCGAGCGACGGCCGTGCATCTGAATGCTGCGCTGCTCGGCCGCCCGTGCCTTCTCCTGGTCGATCACTTTGTACGACTTCCGGACCTCGGCGTCGGTCGCCGGCCGCGAGCCGGTGCGGCTGATCTCTAGCCCGCGGTTGTTCCAGTCGCGGTAGCCCGACGGCGTGTTGAGGATCTCGTCGGTCAGACGGCGGCCAGGGTCGACCACCTGGCGCCGGTTGATCGAGAAGCTCATCCGCCGCGCCATCTGGTCGGCGCGATCGCTGTCGTCGTTGCCTCGCCCGCCCATCAGCTGCCTCCTCCGAGCCCGTAGTAGCGCCGCACCAGGGTCTTGCGGCCGATCATGCCGCGCTTGGCCTGGGCCACCTCGGCGACGCTGTCAGCCTGCATTTCCGCGTTCTCCTTGCGGAGCCGCGCGGTCTCCTCGCGCTGCCGGGCCATCTCCGCCTTCTCCTCGGCGGACGGCCCGGGCGGCTTCGGCGTCTTGAACAGTCCACCCATCTAGACCTCCTTCGGCTTCAGCAGGCCCACCGCCTCATGGGCCCGGAGCAGGTGCCGGTAGAGCTGGAACGGCGTCTTGACCCACCAGGCCGAGACGCCGAGGACCATCTTCACCAGGTCGACGCAGTACAGCGGCGGCAGGGTCCAGATGACCTTGGCCGGCCGCCGGGTCGTCACCTGGAGCATCACCGCGCCCTGCCGCTCGAAGCCGTCGATCACCGCGTCGATCGTGGTGTCATCCGCGATCTGCAGGAAAGTGCCGTTGAACAGCGGGTCGTAGACCACCCACACCCGCCATTCCGGCGAGTAGCCGATCAGCAGGACGTGCCGGAAGCCGCGCCGGGTCAGCCAGCGCCACGGGCCGGTCGCCTTGTCGTCCTTGAAGACGACGATCCAGTTCTGCACCGTGTCGAGGGTCGAGATCCTCACCGCGCCGCCATCCTCTGCATCGGGCTCCGGCCCCGCTTGGCGACCGCGACCTTCATCGGCTGATGTGGGCGTTGCAATGCATGACCCTCGCCGCCACCCATCAGCAGGTATTGCAGCGCCTCGGCGACGTGGCTGTAGCGGTTCTTCTCCGGCTGATCGGCATAGCGCGTGCCACCGCCCTGGACCTGCACACGCTTGTAGCGGTAGCGCCCGGCACAGGCGGGCCTGAGGACCCTGCAGGAGGGGTCGATCACCAGCGCCGGCTTGCCGTCGATCAGTCGGCTCAGGCAGTCCTCGACCGCGCCGACGCGCAGAGTGAAGTCGTTGGTCGGCGCCGGGAGCACGGGGATGTCGTTGGCCGCCAGGATCGAGAACACGGTCATCTCGCTGTCGGCCTGCCCCCGATGCGAGCCGGCCGGATCGCCATGCGCGATGATCGGGCTGCCGGGGTAGACCGTGTTGAGCATCCGCTTCACCGGACCGGCGAGCTGCTTGGCCCCCATGTTCTGCGTCACGATCTCGCGCTGGATCATCCACTGCCCGGTCAGCGTCTGCTGGGCGAACAGAACCGCCGGCGTCAGACCGAAATCGAAGCCGAGCCGGACCGGCATGCCCGGCAGGATCGGCAGCGGCGTTGACGATGCATGCAGCTCGTCGCGGTAGCTCGGGTAGATCGGCAGGCCGTCCTGGGTCGAGCCGTAGCGGTTGAGGACGTAGACGTTGATCCAGCGCCGGGCCTTGCCCTGGATCATCTGCGGATAGTAGGCCCCGTGCAGGTTGTTGCGGTTCTCCCGCTCGGGGTTGAGGTCGTAGCCGACCAGCTGGCGGTTCTCGATCCGCTCGATCATCGCCGGCGGCTGGGTGAAGAACTCCCAGTTGTCGGGCTTGAGGTAGGTCAGCAGGTCGTCTTCCGTCAGGTCCTCCGGCGGCGGGACGTCGCCACACATGATCGGCCACCAGTGGTCGTCCTCCGGCGAGTTGGTGTCCATGATGAGGCCGGACCAGGTCGGCCCGCCGCGGTTCATCGACGGATACCGGTAGACGCGGCCGGTGGCGCCGTCGATGACGCCCTTCGGCACCTCTCTCGCCTCGTTGACCCACACGCCGGTCAGCTCGAGCGAGAGCAGCTTCTTCACGTCCTCCTCCTGATCCAGCGCCAGGAAGATGACCTCGCAGTCGAGCCCGAAGCGGCGAATATGGTGGGTGAACGGGGGCGACCAGTTGAACTTGCCGAAGACGACCTCGGGATACCAGTCGAGCCAGGTCTTGATCGTCGTGGTCTTGAGCTCGGGCTGGGTGTTCCGGATCACCGCCCAGCGGGTGTAGCGGATGCCGTCGTCCGGGTCCGGCGCCTGGGCCGCCGCGCGGCGCATGATCTCAACCGCGCAGGCGACCGACTTGCCGGATCCGACCGGCCCGCGGATCGCCCTGACGAACGCCTCGGAGCGCAGGAACGCCTTGAGCGTCTCGCCGTCCGGAGTGTAGCTGAACTCGTAGGAGCCGTCGGGCAGCATGGGCATGGCCGAGCCTTGGCCCGGCCAGCGCGCCCCCGCAATGCATCAGGGGAGGAGCGCCGGCGGCGCCTACTCCCCCTTCTGGATCGCCGGGTCGTCCGGCTTCTGCTCCGCCTCACCGCAAGTGTAGCCGCCCATCACCAAGCCCTTCGGCTGGCCCGGATGCAGGCAGTTGCCGACCGGCAGCGAGCCGCCGCTGACGATCATCTGGTGCATCACGCCGAAGTGGCGGCAGTCCTGGCACAGCACGGCGGTCGCCGCCGGCGCGTCTTTTGTGGCCTTCGCGTTCATCGTCTCAACCCCTTCTGGACCGCCTCGGCGATCATCTTCTCCGCGACCTGGGGACCGAACGCCTCGATCACCCGGTCAGCCTCGTAGTCCTTGATGTGTTCGGTCGGGTAGTGCGCCAGGTGGACCTTCTTCACCACCTTCCGAAGGATCTGCAGGTCCTGGAACCGCAGCTCCGCGATCCAGGACCCCCCGACCACTCCCAGCGGACGCCGCTCGGCCATCAGGCCACCTGCTGATCGTCGGCTCCCGCGAACGCGATGAGTGCGGAGCCGAGCCGCGCCGCCTGACCCGGAGGGAGCACCATCTCGAAGCTGTCGTCCTCGACGACGACGCAGCCCAGCGGCAGGTCGCCCTCGATCGTCTCGGCGTCAGTCGCTCGCCGAACACGAACCATCTTGTCGAAGCCGTCGACCATCAGAACACCGCCGCGCCGATCACGAAGCCGACCGCCCCGGAAACCAGCGCGATCAGCATGAGGGCGATGACGACGGCACCCGACGCCGCGTCGCCCATCTGTCGGTAGCGCAAGCCCTCCATCACCCGGCCCCCTGCGTCGTCTGCGGCACCTCGCACCAGTCTTCGGCCAGCAGGTCAGACTGCGAAGCCACCCACGGCACCTCGTAGCCCTGTACCGTCATCATGTCGATGGGGCCGTGGTAATCCACCGGCCTATCCTCCGGCAGAATGCCCAGCAGCGGCGGACGGTTGACCCGGAACCGGCTGCCCGGCACGAGGAAGAGGAATAGCCCCTTGCCGTTCCAGCCTGCCCTGGCGACCCTGGCGCCGGCCTTCACCCGCGCCAGAGCCTCCGAGAACGTCAGGAACGCACTCACTCCGCCGCCTCCGGAGCACCGCGCTGGATGACGTCGAACAGCGGGCCCATCCCCATCTGCACCCGATACTGCTCGACCACGTCCCGGAACTCCTTGGCCTCCGCCTCAGACAGCTTGCGCTCTCGGATGATCTGCTTGATCGCCTTGACGTTCAGGTTCGCGTCCCGAGCCTTCTCGTAGACATCCCGGATCGACGCCTTCAACTGGTCGATCTCACCCTGGAGCTCCTCAACCGAGGTGACGATCTCTTTGACGGTAGTGTTGCTCATCTCACCTTCTCCATCGCTGGTTGATGTGCCTTCTGGCGGAAAAATGCGTGTGGGGTTCCCCCCTCTCCCCGGCCCCGCGGTTTCCAACCCACCCCGGGGCCTCGAAGGGGGGTAGGGGGCCTTCGAGCAGGACCCGCTGTCTCGTCTCAGCCCAGGTTGATGTTGATCACCAGCTTCGCCTCGCCCTGACCCCCCGGGTCCTCTCTCAGCCCCGCCCGGTTGGCGAGGTCTTGCGCCGCTTGTAGCTGCACGTACTCACTGCGCGCATGGGTGGAAAGATGGGCCAGTTGGTGGGACGCGGTGACCGCGGCGACCGTCATCCTCTTCATCGCCATCGCCCGCAGCTCCCCGAGAACGTGAGGTTTATCAAGGGCGTAGCGCAATCCTGTGTCGGTCATGCCGGCTTTTTCGGCGGCCAGCGCGATGCTTCGTTCTCCCTCAACGAGGAGCTTGAGAGCGTAGCGGAGTTTCTTATTGATCCGCCTGTTGTGGCTCTTGCGCGCTTTCTCCAGGTCGTTGTGCTTTTCGGCCTTGGCGATGCGTGCTTCCACGGCCTTGTTCAGCCCGTATCGAATGGGAGGGGAGGAGTCGGCGGCGGCGTTCCTTCCCTTTGTTTCGGCAGGCAGGATCTCTGGATCGGTCACGGCTGTCGTGTCTCCGCGTTCAGCCCGTATCGAATGGGAGGGGAGGCGGCGGCGGCGCTTCTTCCCTTTGTTTCGGCAGGCAAGATTTCTGGATCGGTCATGGCTGGCGTGTCTTGGATGGAGGGTTAAACGCGCGCGCGAAGCCTAACTACCCTGCATTGGTGCTGTCAATGCACGAGACTTATGCCTTTGATCCTGCATGGAAACAGGATGCTCGCGGTTCGCGAAAGGGCCATGACCGGAGGTCAAATCGCATCCGTGGTCGGAAGTATGGGCGTCTCCCCTGACGGGGCCGGGCTCTATTCCGCTAGGCTCGCTGGCGCTCGCCAAGCTCCACCGAGCCGCTGACGCGTCTCGGCCCTTCGGGTGACGATCCCTGACTGGTGATCTGGTCACCGCCGACGCGCTGCACTGCCAGAACGAGGCCGACGCGACCATCCTCGCCGACCTGCCGAGCCATGAGACGACCGACGCCGACCACG